TGGGGGTGGCGGGCGTGGCACGCGAGACATTTAATAGGGCGCCAGAAAATCGGCGCGTCGTCTGGGCGCACGTCTCGTCTAAAGAAATCTACGCTAGTTTCAGTAGTGCATGCCCTTTGTGTATTCAATAAAGTGCAAGCTCGAGCCATACAAGGAATATATAGGTCAGACGGTTCAGGATGACTTTCAAATTCGCCTGAACGGTCACATCTCCGACGTTAACAACGGCCGGAAAAGACACCTGTACAACGCCATTCGTCTATACGGATGGGACCAATTTCAGATTGAAATTCTTCACAGTTTCCCCAGGGACGGAAACTGGCAAGAGCGCCTGGACGACCTCGAGATCCGGGAGATTGCCCAGCGTGGAACCTTGGCCCCAGGCGGATACAACAATGAGACTGGCGGGAACAAGAACAAGGTGCTTCATGAGGACACAAAGGAACTTATGAGCTCTGTCCGCTCAGGCGGGCTCCATGCCATGTTTGGGAAGCATCATGACGAGGATGCCAAGGAGCTCCTGAAGGAGGCGAACCGCAAGGCCGTCCAGCAGTGGTCAAAGGACGGGACCCAACTCCTCAGGACGTTCGAGTCGGTCGAAGAGGCGGCCAAGGAGTCGGGAGCGTGTAGTGAACATATAGGTAAAGTGTGCAAGGGGACGCGCAAGACGGCAGGAGGGTTCCAGTGGAAGTTTGTGAATCCAGAAGATGTTCGGACGAACGAACCTTTGAAGTTTACGAAAATTCAGCAGTGGTCGTTCGACTTGAAGACCCTTATAGCCGAGTATGATACCATACGGGAAGCATCGGAAAAGTCTGGAGCTGGAAATGGTCGTATAAGTAAGTGCTGTAAGGGTACGTCTCGATCAGCAGGCGGGTTTAAATGGAAAGCCGTCTAAATTTTTTTCTTGGGGTATATTACAAATGGCGGGCGGATTGATGCAACTGGTTGCTTACGGTGCTCAGGACGTTTATCTGACCGGTCAGCCCAAGGTGACCTTCTTCCAGGCGGTGTACAAGCGCCACACCAACTTTGCGATGGAGAACATCCAGCAGACGGTGAACGGCACCCCCTCCAACAGCGGCCGTGTGTCCGTGACGATCGCCCGCAACGGCGACCTGGTCGGCAACATGTATGTGGGTCTGATCCCTAACGCCGCCAACACGCTGACGTCGACCAACACGGCCTTCGACCAGTGCTGGGTGGCTGAGCGCGCGATCGCCGCTGTGGAGCTGACGATCGGCGGCCAGCGCATCGACAAGCACTACCAGGCGTGGTTCCGCCTGTACGCTGAGGTGTTCCTGTCCGAGTCGGACAAGATCAACTACGGCAAGATGACGACCGGCTCCTCCCCGTCGGCGGATCTGTCCACGAACAAGACGTACGTGTACCTGCCTCTTCTGTTCTTCTTCAACCGCAACCCGGGTCTGTATCTGCCCCTGATTGCCCTGCAGTACCACGAGGTCCGCCTGGACTTTGACCTGACCAGCACCTTCTCCAGCTACTTCGGCACTTCCAGCCCGACGTTCGAGGTCTGGGCCAACTACGTCTACCTGGACACTGAGGAGCGCCGCCGCTTCGCCCAGAAGGGCCACGAGTACCTGATCGAGCAGGTGCAGCACACCGGTGGCGACTCCCTGTCGGGCGCCCAGAACACCGTCCGTCTGTCCTTCAACCACCCGGTGAAGGAGCTGATCTGGTGCTACCAGAACGGCAGCCAGACGAACACCTCCAACCTGAACGGCATGTGGAACTTCTCCACTGGCTGCGCTAACGTGCAGGTGACCTCCAACACCTCCGTGATTCTGTCCCAGGGCGTGCTGATGCCCCACCACATGGGCGCGCCGGTGATCACCTCTAACGTTGTGCTGAGCGGCACCGGCGCCGTCACGACGTCCAACACCGCCACGTCCTGCGGCTGGATCGAGGAGGGTCTGAACATTGGCTCGGCGACGGGTGTGACGGGTGGCTCCATCGAGGTGGGCCCGATGCGCGACTTCAAGCTGATCCTGAACGGTCAGGATCGCTTCAAGGAGCAGATCGGCAAGTACTTCAACCAGTACCAGCCGTATGTGTACCACTCTGGCACGCCCTACCCGGGCATCTACGTGTACTCCTTCGCGCTGCAGCCGGAGGAGCACCAGCCGACGGGCACCTGCAACTTCTCGCGTATTGATAACGCCCAGGTGTTCTTCAACCTCAAGAACAGCACGACCAACCTGCTCCAGAAGATGTTCGCGGTGAACTACAACATCCTGCGCATCCAGTCTGGCATGGGTGGCCTGGCCTTCTCGAACTAGACGGAATTTTCAAGCAAAATGCGAAATCAAACAGCCCTTCGGGGCGGGCTTCGGCCCCAAGAGTGTATCCACACTCTTGGAGTCGAAACTAAATGTTTCATAATTCTAATGGACCGGTCCCCGCGCACGCCTAATCGGTGGCGCGAGCAACCGCCGTCAAAACGGCGCCGGACGAATAACAGAGGGAGAAATAATTTCACACCAGCAAATGGTAATGTAAATGTAACTAGAAACGATTTGGGTTATAAAAGAAAATATCCGGGACGCGACCCGCCTCCAGGCCAGCCCCCCCTGTACTGTAAAGTGATCCAGCGGGCCGACGGCTCATGGGCGCCCGTTCATCTGCGTATCGACTATAAAAAAAATGGCCATGGTAATTTTGTATTGGTGGGGTCGCCACCCACCCTGGATTATTACGGCCAACCGCGTGGGTGGCCTCGCGAATGGTTGTGAGCTCGCTAAACACTCTTCATTTTATATAGGATCAGGCTCGCGGTGGCGACCAGGAACAGGAGACCGAAGAACGGCTGACCTGGCATCTGGGGCGTATTGCGCGCCTCGACGAAATTGGCCACACCCAGACCGCCCATCAAAGCGATGAAGATAAACACAAAGATTGTGTTAAAGTCCATCATTTATTATTACTTACTAAAAAATAATGGAGGAGCTCGTACAGGAAACCGATCTCAAAGGGGCGGCACTCATGGCTGAAATCCGAAAGCTCATGCCTGGCGCCACCATAGATGTCGTCCTGGACACGGCGCGTCTTGCCCAACTCTATCAACAGGCCCGCCTATTTAAGGGTCGTGAATTTGAAACAGCTCTGGACCTCGTCGAATACATGAGCACCCTGAGTCTTGTCGATGAGGATCGCGACACCCTGTCTCGAATTTTAGAGGAGAATAGGGGAACCTGGATTTCTGAGAAGTGTTCTCATGAGCTTGCGGTACTTCTGAAGAATGGCATGTTCCGGTCGGTCTTCAATTTGTTTCTGAAATCGAGGATCAAAGAGCCGACTGGATGTTTTACATGGGCATCGCGCCTGGGTAGCCGCCTCCTCCTCCCGTGCTGTTTATCCCGCCCATCTCCTGATACAGATAAATCAGGTACAGACCCATGAAACCCATGATAAGGGCGCGCATCACCCACGAGGCCATCTTGCGCTTCACCGGGTCAAGGAACTCCTGAACGCTGAACAGAATCAGGGCGAGTCCGAGGGTAGCAAGTAGAACAGCGTTGGCCATTTAGTAATTGAGCACATTTTTATTCAGTGCGTCCACTAGCCACGGTTATATTTTAGGCTAAAATTAGTGATGAACTTTGCGTACCTGGATGCCCGGAATCTGTTTGAATCTGTGATGGTACCTCCTGTCGAGCCAGTAGAGGCGATCCCATGTATTTTGGATGAAAATTGGAAGGAACTGGAAAAGACCTTGACCAATTTCAAAAATGAATACGCCAAGACGCGGGTGGACCTCTCCATCCGCCTCGCCGCCCTGAATGAGAAGAGAGAAGAAATCAATGTTATCAAAATGATTACAGAGAACATCACATCACAGGACTTAAAGGAACGGGTTGATACTATGATAGAAGACCACGAGAACTCGCAAAACCTACAGGGACTCGCGAGAGAATGCAGTGAACTCACAGGCCGGAGCCAAGCGATGAAGAAGGCGCTCCAGGACACGGACGCTGAAAGGTACGCGCGATTTACTTGCTTTGTTTGTATGGACCGCCTTGTTGACTTGTTCATTGAACCATGTGGTCACGTGATTTGCGAGCCGTGTTGGGTCCGGACTCCGAACAAGGCGACCTGCCCAGGATGCCGAACGCGTTTAATTGGGACTAAAAGAATATTCACCATGTCTTAGTAACAAGGCCTTGTAACTCAGTTGGATAGAGTGCGGGCCTTCTAAGTCGACCTTGTAACTCAGTTGGTTAGAGTGCGGGTCTTATGTTTAGAGGACAGCCCGAAGTCGCGGGTTCGACCCCCGCCAAGGTCAGGGGCTGCGCCCCGGCGGGAACCGAAGGTTCCCTGGGTTCCATAGTATAATGGTTAGTACATGAGACTCTGACTCTCAAAACGGGAGTTCGATCCTCCCTGGAATCTACACCGCCTCTGTATCTCATTTGGTAGAGCACTCGTTTAGTAAGCGAGAGGTCCTGAGATCAAGACTCAGCAAAGGCTTGGACCTGTTCACGTCCCTAAACTGTTCAGTCTCTGACTTTGGCGCAGTGGTAGCGCGTCGGATTGTAGCTCCGCTGGTCGAGTGTTCAAATCACTCAAGTCAGACTCGAGGGGGTGCCACCCCCCTTCCCGTGTTTCTGTCCTCTAGTTGGTCCAGGAGAACCGGCTGTTAACCGGTCAACACGAGTTCAAATCTCGTCGGAAACGCTTTTTTTAACCGTCTAGCTCCAGTTAAAAAAGCGCAACTACTTTTTTTTATATGAAGGCCAAAATCCCCGGCGCTCTCCGTGAGCAGGTGTGGCGACAAGCTCTTTAAACACAAGTGCCTCGTGACGTGGTGTGAAAACGTCATGACGCCTTTCCAGTTTGAGGTGGGCCACAATTTGCCAGAGAGCAAGGGAG